CCGATGCAGTTGGTATGGGCGCAGAATGTGGTTCTGAAAACAAACAAGCCGGTTCTAATCCTGACGCCGCTTGCGGTCGGGCAACAGACTATCCGCGAGGCGCACAAGTTTGGAATTGAGGCGGCGCAATCGCGGGACGGTTCGGTAACGTCGAAAATCACCGTCACGAATTATCAGCAGCTCCATAAATACAACTGGCAGGACTTCGCGGGCGTGGTTTGCGATGAATCCAGTATACTTAAAAACTTCGACGGGGCAATCAAAGGACAGATTACGGACTTCATGCGCAAGTTGCCCTATCGCCTGCTTTGCACGGCAACGGCCGCGCCAAACGATTACATCGAGCTAGGCACGTCTAGCGAGGCGCTGGGCGAGCTGGGTCACATTGAAATGCTCCAAAGGTTTTTCCGCCCAATAGAAGGCGGAAGCTATGCGCAGGGCGGCAGCGGTGGCGGTGGCATGAAGCGTTTCAATAAAGATTTGTTTGGCGCAAAGTTCCGGTTTCGAGGACACGCTGAACGCGATTTCTGGCGCTGGATATGCTCATGGGCGCGGGCCGTGCGCAAGCCGTCAGACTTGGGCTTTCCTGATGACGGATATATTCTGCCCGACCTAAAAACCGTCGAGCACGTCATATCCGCCCGCACGGTAAATCCCGACTTCCTTTTCGACATGCCCGCGATTGGCCTGCAAGAGCAACGCAGCGAACGGCGGCGCACCATTGGCGAACGCTGCGAACGTGCGGCGGAACTTATCGCGCATACCGGCAAGCCTGCCGTCGCGTGGTGTCACTTAAACGAGGAAGGGCACATGCTGGAAAAGCTGATAGACGGCGCGGTGGAGGTCGAGGGCAGCGACTCCGACGAATACAAAGAGGAAACTTTTGAGGCGTTCGCCGCCGGTCAAATCCGCGTCCTTGTGAGTAAGCCAGTGATCGCTGGGTTCGGGTTGAACTGGCAACACTGCTCACATCAAACCTTTTTCCCTTCGCACTCGTTTGAACAGTGGTATCAGGCCGTTCGCCGCTCGTGGCGATTTGGGCAGCAAAACCCGGTGCGCGTCGATGTGATTGCCAGCGAAGGCGAGGCGGGAGTGCTTGCCAATCTCAACCGCAAGGCCGTTCAGGCGGACCAAATGTTTGCCAACATGGTAAGCCTCATAAACCAAGAACTGCGCATTATCCGAACCAATCAACACGTCCAAAAACAGGAAGTCCCATCATGGCTATAATCAACCAGTATTTAACCGCGCAGTATGCCCTTTATAATGGCGACTGCATTGAAGTGATGAAGTCCCTGCCGGACGAAAAGATTGACCTTAGCATTTACTCGCCACCGTTCTGCGGACTTTACAACTACAGCAGCAGCGAGCGCGACCTATCCAACTGCGCGAGCTATCAGGAGTTTTTTATTCACTACGGGTATGTAGTCGAGGCCATCGCACGCCTGACCAAGCCCGGGCGTATCAGCGCCGTGCATTGCATGGATGTTCCCGGCAAAGGCAACGGCGAGACGGCTCGCATGGGTTGCGGGGCAAACGCCGGCACCGGCCTGATTGATTTCCCTGGCGACATTATCCGGCTGCACGAGAAATACGGCTTTCAATTCATGGGGCGTCGCGCCATCTGGAAAGAACCGCTTGGCGTGCGCCTGCGCACTATGGCAAAGGGGTTGGCGCACGCGCAGATTGTCGAGGATTCGTCGCTGTGCGATGTGGCGTCCGCTGACTACCTCCTGACCTTTCGCCGCAAGGGCGAGAACAAGGTGCCGGTAGCGCACCCGACCGGGCTGCACTCCTACGCGGGCGAGCGCGTCATCCCGCATGAGTTGCAGCAATGGAAGGGTCACAAGGGCAAGCAGACCGAAAACCGTTTCTCGCATTGGATCTGGCGGCAATATGCGAGCAGCTTTTGGGATGACATTCGGATTGATAAGGTGCTGCCCTATGAGGAAAGCCGCGAAGCCGACGACGAGCGCCACGTTCACCCGCTGCAACTCGACGTGATTGAGCGGGCGTGTATCCTTTGGTCTAATCCCGGTGAAATAGTTTTCACGCCGTTTATGGGCGTAGGCAGCGAGGCTTACGGCGCGGTAATCAACGGACGCAAGGCCATCGGCGCGGAATTGAAAACCGCCTATTACAACCAGGCCGTCCGCAATCTTGCGGAAGCCAAAAACCACACGGAACAGGAATTGATTTCCGTATGAAACCTCCCCGTCCCGCCCCCTGCCATAATCCGCTCGCGTCCGAAGCTGGCCGGATGCTCGCACGGATGCGCGACCCGCGCAAAATGTCGCGCGGCGGCAAGGACTATTATCGCGCCTTGGCAAAAAAACGCTGGGCGAAACGCACGCTGAACCTGAATCCATCCCATGAATAACCCGAATCCCATCACCGAAGCCGACATGCTCGCGTATTTGCGCGACGTGACGGCGTATTACGCGCCTAAGTTTCCTGAGCTGCGCGATTTCAACGCTGGCGCAGCGTATGGAAACGCAGGCGTTGCACTAATGGGCTACACCGGCACCGCGTATAATACCGCCGTTGGTATCGGCCCGACATTTCCAAGTGCTGCCGACGAACTACGCAAAAATCTTGGGACCAAAGCCCATCACGCCGCTAAGTTACGCGAGCAGGCCGCAAAGCTCATCGCTGAGGCGGACAAACTGGAGGGCGCAAAGTGAGCACGCCTGAAAACCTACAGCTTACCGTGCAGGAATCGTCCGCCCTTGCGCAATCGCCGGTCGAGCAAATCCTGCGCGCTGCCGTTCAGCGCGGCGTCACCACGGAAAACGTCGCCGTCATCGAACGGCTGACGGACCTTTACGAACGGTTGCAGGCGAAGGACGCGGAGAAGCGTTTCGCTGCGGCGTTCGTCGCGTTGCAGGCGGACATGCCCAACATCCAAGCAACTAAGGCCGTCCCGAACCGTGATAACACGGTGCGGTATCGCTTCGCCCCCTACGAGGAAATCATGGCGCAGGTTAAACCGTTGCTGCAAAAGCACGGATTTACCGTGACGTTCTCGACCGACTTTGATGACAAGCGCGTGATTCAATCCTGCACGCTTCAGCACATTGACGGGCACTCGCGGACAAACAAGTTCGCCGCACGCATCGGCAACGGCCCTCCAGGGTCAAGTGAGGCGCAGGGCGACGGTGCAGCTTCGACCTACGCCAAGCGGTTTGCGCTCTGCAACGCGCTTAACATCACGGTTGAGACGGACACGGATGGACGCGGCACCGATGCGCGGGCCGAGGGTGAAGCCATCAGTGAGGATAAGGTTCAGTACCTCCGCGAGCAGGTTCGCGAGACGCACAGCGACGAGGCGAAGTTCCTGCAATTCGCGGGCGTGAAGACTTACGAAGAAATCACCGACGCGATTTACCCGATACTCGTAAAGTCGCTGGCAAACAAATCGCGCAAATGAAGATCGTCGAATGTATCCAAGGTGACGGCGTTTGGAAGCAGGCGCGTCTCGGAATCCTGACCGCGAGCACGATGGATGCGCTTTTAACGCCCGAGGGAAAGCTGCGCACCGGCCAGGGACCCGAAACGTTCCTTTACCGCAAGCTGTGCGAACGGCTGATTGGCTTCTACACCGATTCGCCGAACACATTTGCTATGGAAAACGGCGCGGTCTTGGAGCGTGAGGCACGCGGCTGGTATGCTTTCGAGCGTGACGCGAACGTGAGCGAGGTGGGTTTCTGCCTCACGGATGACGGTCGCGTCGGGGCTTCACCTGACGGCCTCGCGGGTGATGACGGCCTGCTTGAAATCAAATGCTTTCAGCCGGACAACGCGCTGCGCACGCTGCTGACGGGCGAAGTACCGAAGGATTACGCGGTGCAGATTCAAACGCAACTTTGGGTGACGGGCCGCAAGTGGGTGGACTTCATTTCATATAGTCGCCAGTTTCCCGCGCTCGTGGTTCGCGTTGAACCAGACGCGAAGATGCAGGAGTCTATCCGCCTCGCGGTGGAATTGTTCTACGAGAAGTTTGACCCGCTCTTGGCGCGCATCACGGC